TGTATAAGGCCGCCCACGATATTCAAATAGATGAATAGAAGCCCCGAGGGGCTTTTTTCATGGCTACGCGAGCCCATCGCGGACATGACGACCGCCAAAGGCGGGGAAGGGGGCAGACATGCCCGAGAACGACGAGACGCCGACGCAGGGCGCACCTGCGGGCAACCAGGAGCGCACGTTCACGCAAGCGGAGCTTGACGCGGTGGTACGCGACAGGCTCAAGCGCGAGCGCGAGAAGTACGCCGATTACGCCGAGCTGCAGCGGAAGGCCAGCGCCTACGACGAGGCGCAGGAGGCCGCGAAGTCCGACCTGCAGAAGGCGGTGGAACGGGCCGAGAAGGCCGAGCAGGCCCTCGCAGCCGTCAAGGCGGAGCAGGAGCGCGCGGCGCTGGTCGCGAAGCTCGCCGCCGAGA